GTGAACGTTATATCCCCGAAAACGTATCAATCAGCCATGATTAAGGAGCAACCGGACTCAAACAGTCATAATCAGGTCGAACTAGGCTCAGATCGGCTCACATCGGTTTTGGCACCGGAATCAGCTGCCGTTATTGGGAGTCCGACGCCTAGAATCCACTCTCCACTCAATGATTTGCCCTCGAAAGGCCCTGAACTCATAGATTTTGCCAAAACTATCTTTCCAAACGGGTTCATGCCGTGGCAGGAGTGGGCCGCGATTCACTCCCATAAAGTCAAGCCTGACGGTAGGTGGGCCACGCCGTTGAATTGCATTGTGGTAGCCAGACAATCCGGAAAATCTACGTTGATGCTTAGCCGGATTCTGATGGGCTTATTTCATTGGGACGAGTCGTTGCAGGTGGCCTCAGCTCACAGATTGGCCACATCGTTGGAGCAATTCCGGGCATTGGTCAATTTGATTGAATCCTCCGATGATCTATCGAAACGGGTTAAGCGAATTCGCTGGTCCCACGGATCAGAGGAAATCGAGGTTCAAGGATCAACCGGGATCAACCGGTTCATCATCAAGGCCGGAGGATCGGCGGCCCGTGGTATTTCAAAACCCGAAACCGTTCACCTGGACGAATTACGTGAAATGCACGAACTCGAATCGTTCGCCAGTCTTAGGTACACCCTACTAGCTGCAAAAAACCCGATGGTCATGACCTATTCGAATGCCGGTGACCAACATTCCAAAGTGCTAAATTTGCTACGCGAACGGGGAATCGCCGCTGCGTCGGGTGTAATTGATGACATTGGATATTTCGAATGGTCAGGTGCATCCGACGCATTGACGGACGAAAATTTTGCAATGGCCAACCCGGCACTGGGTCACACAATTCACATCGACAATATCCGAAGCGTTTTAAAGGACCCTCCCGAAGTGGTCCAGACCGAGGTATTGTGCAGATGGGTTCAAACCATTTCGTCGATCATAAATCAAGCTGCCTGGGATGGATGTGCCGAACCCGAACTCGAACTCGATCCCGAAAAACTCACATGGTTGGCCCTGGATATTTCACCGGATCGCCGCCATTGCGCATTGGTCGGGGCTCAGAAATTAGGGGACGAACGATTCCTGGTGAAGTTACTGCACACCTGGGAAAACGAACGTCAACTTGATGATCGGGCTATTGCCAATGACGCCGCGTTTTATTGCCGCAAATATCCAATCGAGCATTTGTTATATTCCAGGAAAACCAGCGGGGCCGTGGCCGCACGGTTGCAACCGGCGGGAATTCCAATTTATGACATGGACGCCGCTTACCCTCAAAGCTGCGATGAATTATTGGGTGCAATAAATTCGGGCAGGTTACGTCATACAAATCAACCGGAATTGACGGCACAAATGCTCAGTGCGGTGCAACTCCGTCGAGGCGATGGCGGCTGGGTCATTGGCCGGCGTGCGAGTCAAACGGCGGTCTGCGCCAGTGTGGCCACCGCGTTATGCACACATTTTGCGACACGCCCAGAGACGGAAACCGACATCATGGTTGGATAGTGGTATCAGCCTGAGAAAATTAGGCTATGGGAATTCGTGACATTTTTGCAACGCGTCAGGTTCAAACGGTAGGGCTACCGTCGGGGCCTGATGTGTCTGCGCAGCTTGGACCCGTTACCACCCTGGATTCATTGACTCCATTTTTCGGCGGTGCAAATACTGCAACGCGTGAGGAATTCATGTCGGTTCCAACAGGTGCCAGAGCCCGAAACATAATTTGTTCATCAATCGCATCGATTGGCCTTGAAGTCATTGACCGATCAACGGGCCTCGAAATTGAGGATGCAACGCCACGCGTTATCCGTACACCGGACCCACGGGTTCCGGGATCGGCCACCTACGTCTGGACGTGCGAGGATTTGCTCCTGTACGGTTATGCGTATTGGCAAATTACAGAATTTTTTGCAGATACCAACCGCGTTCGAAGTGTGCAACGCGTCAATCCATCACGCGTCACAATTCAAACCAATTCATTGGCAACTGAAATTGAATATTACATGGTTGATGGATCACCGGTTCCAAACTCCGGGTTAGGTTCGCTGGTTGTATTTAACGGCAACGATGAAGGCGTGTTGAATCGAGCAGGCCGAACAATCCGCACGGGTGCGGAACTAGAACGTGCCGCTGCGATGTACGCACGCGAACCGATTCCGTCGATGGTGTTAAAATCCAACGGCACGGCACTCCCCGCAGACCGAATTGCAAAATTGCTTGATTCGTGGGCAACTGCACGTCGCAATCGAGGAACCGCATTTTTGAATGCCGACGTCACATTGGAAACCGTGGGATTCGATCCTGAAAAATTACAACTGGCAGCAGCCCGTTCTTACATTGCAACCGAAATCGCACGGGCCTGTGGAATCCCGGCGTATTACGTGGACGCCAACACCGGATCATCAATGACCTATTCAAACGCCACAACACAACGTCAAACGTTGCTCGATTTTTCACTGATTCCGCTAATGACCTCGATTACCGAAAGATTATCAATGCCGGATTTCGTTCCGTCAACTCAGGAAGTCCGTTACGACCTTTCGGACTATCTACGCGGCAGCGATCTTGAACGTGCCAACATTTACAAAACCCTGAATTCCATTGTGGACGCTAACGGCAATCCGGCCATCACTGTGGAGGAAATACGAAACGCGGAGGAAATGATCAAATGAAAGTTACAACACCATTCACAATTACCGCAGCCGATTCTGAGGCACGGACAATCACCGGCAAGATCGTTCAATTTGACGTTCCGGCGAACGCATCAACGGGTAAGGTGATGTTCAAATCAGGATCAATAAATCCAACAAATGTAAAATTGAATTTGGAACACGATTCGGCGAGGCCAATAGGCAAGACACTCAGCATGGAACTTGCACCCGATGGAAAATCAATCGATGCAACGTTCAAGATTTCCAAAACCACCGCTGGTTCAGACGCCATCCAGGAAGCAATCGATGGATTACGTGACGGATTTTCAGTAGAGGCCAACGCAAATGATTTTGGATATAACGAGGACGGCACAATGGTCGTCAATTCAGCAGATTTGGTCGGCGTCGCACTAACACACAATCCGGCATTTGATTCAGCACGTGTATCCAATGTCGCAGCGACAACCGCACCAGAAAATTCCGAGCCATCCAATGGTGACGCGGAATCAACAACCACAACATCAACAGAAGGAGACGCCGTGGAAAACACCGTCACAGAGCCAACTACCGCCGAGACGGTAGAAGCGGCTGAAGTAGTACAGGCATCATCAGCTCCAAAGCCAGTCGGTTTCATTGCAACACGAAACCCAATCGTTTCACCGGAAACATTTTTGATGCACCAGGTGGCCGCCGCACGCGGATCTGAACAATCACGTGCGTTCATTGCAGCTGCCACGGCCTCAACAGACAATCCGGGCCTGATCCCAACACGTCAACTGCGTGAAGTGGTCAACGGACTTGCCAACAATGTTCGAGCCTCCATTGATTCGATTTCAACAGGGACCCTGCCTAACGCAGGCCTTGTTTTCCAAATTCCAAAAATTACGCAGCTTCCTAACGTTTCACAGATCGACGAACTCGATGCCGTCACTCCAACCGTGATGGAATCTGAATTCATCAACGTTGATGTGAAGTCATTCAAGGGTAGTCAGGTCATGTCTGTGGAACTCGCGGACAGATCAGATCCGTTATTTTTTACGGAACTAATTTCAAATCTTTCTTCACAATATGCACGGGCAACCAACGCGTATAACTCAGCACAAATCATCGCAAATTCAGCGGCAGGATCAACCGGTTACGGTTCGGATATCACCGCTGAGGAATTGCTTGCGTGGGTATCAACGGCATCGGTAAGTGTTTATGAAAACACATTCAAATTCGCCGATGCAATCGTTGTGAGTCCAGCCATGTGGGGCCGCATCATGTCTTTCAACGTCGACGGCAGACCAATTTACAATGCGCTGCAACCACAAAATGCGGCAGGAAATGCACAACCACGTTCACTCCGTGGTTCCGTGAACGGAATCGATCTATGGGTGGACACTGCACTATCAGGCACAGGCGACAATTCAATGTACGTCATCAACCGTGATGCCTATACATGGTACGAATCCCCACGCCTGGAATTGCGCACGAACATAATTTCAGACGGTTCCATTGGAATTCTCATGTACGGTTATGGTGCAACGGCTACGAAAATCGGCTACGGCGCATACCGTTTCCTCGATTAATAAAAAATAAACATCGGCCTGGTCACTCCCGAACAGGCCGAGTAGACGAAAGGACCGGAAATGCCAACTATCGTGACCGCTGATGAACTGCGTCAGGTGCTTGGCGTTTCCGAATCCTTATTTTCTGATGCTTATTTGGATTCAATAATTGAATCTGCCGAAATTACTATTTTGCCAATGCTCACGCAATATCAAAGCGCAGTAATTTCGACCCGCGTTGTGAACGATGTTTTATACATCGACACGTTGCGACCAAATTATTTCGTCGAGGGACAGGGGATCGTTCTCGCAGGAATCGGTGGTGGCCTTGACGGCCCGTACACAGTCAGCGATCATTCCGTTCGACCATTTGAAGTCACTGCGGTGGTCGATGAAGCTGATCGGATTCTCACTCCGGTAATTCCTGCGGGGACGGTCACACTCGATGGCGGATCAGCCGCCGAAATATACGCAACCGTTCCGGCAGTCAATAAGGCAATTCTGATTGTTTCGGTAGAAATTTTTCAAAGTATCACGGCACCTGGTGGTCAGATCGAAGGCGTCGATTTTGCGCCGACGCCGTATCGCATGGGCCGCAGCTTACAAAACAGAGTGATCGGCCTGATTTCGGCGTTTTATGATGTGGATTCAATATGCCAATGACCACCCTGTTGGACGTTCGAAATGATCTTGCAACGGCGTTGG